TGATGTTGCGGTTGAGCGTGAAAGAGCTGGTCCCTTGCCGCGGGTTCGCGGCCGGCGTCGAGACTCCGACCGTCAGCTCTTCCGCGGTGATGGCGAGCAGCCCCTTGTCGTCCTCCTCGATTGAGATAATGCGGACGGGATAGTTGCTTAGGCCGAGATTGGCGTCGGAAATCTCAATGATATCCATCGAATCGAGTAGGCAATATTCCCAGCCCAGTTTGAAGGCAAATTTTGCCCTCACGTAGAGCGCGCGCTGAAGGATGATCTGGGCGACGATCGGCGCAACGGAGACGTCGTCGCAAATCTCGTGCGCCGTAACCGTCGAGCCCACGCGGGAGCCATAAATTTCGATTTGCGATTGATCGCGCGCCTCGACGGGCGTCGAGCCGTATTCGTTGCCGCGGCTCATCACCTCGACGCGCTGGATCGTCGGCAGCGAGAACGGATCGACGCGCGAAACCTGCAACGGATCCTTGTTGCCCTTTTCGTCGACGAAATCGAGGTCGGTGAGCGAGTAGACCGGCGTCAGGTTGGGCGCAAAGCCGCGGGAGATCGCGCAGGTGAAGGTGATCTCGACAACCAGACACTCGTCGCCGATGGCAAAGACATAGGCGCCGTTAAGGATGCCGTAAGTTCCCGCGCCGCCGGCGCTCGTCCCGCCGCTATAGCTCAGCGCGGCGCCGGTAAAGGCGTAGACGACGCCGCCGTCGCTGACGAAGGCGCTCGCCGCGCAAACCTGGACGCTGGGCTGCGTCGTGTTGTTGGGGTCGGTCGACGGCTGCGGAACCGCGGTCTCGACGGTGCGGGTAACATTGCCGGCAGAAATCGTGGCGTCGCCGTAGGGGACGAAGTTCAGCAGGTTGTCCGACCAGACAGCGCCGCAATTGCAGATTTGCAGCCAGCGGGTGAGGATCGATGACCCTTGCTCGGCGCTGACGAGGCCGGGCGAAAAGCAGATCCCGAGCGCGGCGCAATAGGCCTGAAGGCTGGCGTCCGTCGAGCCAGAACCGCCGCCGTAGAGCGAGGTCATATTGATGTTGGCGGCGGAAAAGCCGGCGCCGTACTGCGGGTTGGTCAAGAAATCGTAGATGACCTGCGCCGGGTCGGCGTCGATGCCGTTGGCGCCGGTCCCTTGGAGGTAGCCGAGAACCTCGAAATTGTGGTTGCCGATCGAGGCGTCGTCGCCGAGCTGGTAGCTCGCGGCACAGACAAAAGCGGTTTCCTGGTAGGCAAGCGCCTGATTGGGATAGTTGCTTTCGAGGTAGCCCCACGTCGACTGCGGCGTCGATCCGGTGAATAGAGTGAGATTGAGGGTCGCCAGCGTGTACAGTGACTGATCGCGCCAGATTGTGCCGATAGCAGAGATCGGCCCCTCGCACAGCGCGATGATGAGATCGGCGGTGTAACTGGAGCCGGAGTCGCTGAATAGGCCGCCCTTGCCGCCGCCGTTCTGGGTCTGAAAATTGGCGTACCAGACGACGTTGCCGCCAAGTTTTGTCCGCCCCCAGACGATCGGGATCGGCAGCGTTGAGGTCGCGGTCTGGATCTGCAAGCCGGTAAAATCGGGCTTGACGCCGCCGCCGAACAGATTTTTGAGAAACGCCACGGATTAAGCCCAGTAGCTGAAGAATTTGTGCGGGGATTCCGCCAGCGCGGCGTTGCGCATGATTTCCTCTTCGATGACCGAACGCGCCGGCGAATAGGCGTGGATGAGTTTTAGCGGATCGGCTTGAGAGACGATGCCGCCGTGGGCGAAGCAGCGGCCGAGCTTGAACAGCACGACGTCGCCTGGTTGAGGTGTTGCGACCTCATGGGCGCGGGCGAGCAAGAAGCCCATGTAGCGCTCTTCGTTGCGATGGACGAACCAATCCTTGGTGTAGGGGCGCGGATCGAAAGGCTCGACGAGGCCGAGGTCGCAGTAGACGCGAACCAGGATCATCGCGCAGTCGACGCCGACGTGTTTGATGTCGGCGGCGTGATGGTAAGGGGTGCCGATCCAGGAACGCGCAGCGGCGACGACAGTGAGGCGCTGAGAGTCGGCCTTATCGATTGATGTCACGTCTCCCTCCCCTCACCTGGCGCGGAAACGCGCCTGTCCTCTCCCGCAAAGCGGGAGAGGGGGTTACGTCAGCGTGTTGACGTCCTCTTCGCGGGAGCGAAGGTAGTTGTCGAAGGCGCGCTCGAGGTCGGGCTTGTTGCCGGCGAATTCGATGACGCCAAACGTGTTGCGTTTGAGGTCGGTCAGCGGGTCAAAACCGTGCCTGAGAAACATGTCCCAGCGGCTTTCGTAGCCGCGATCGGCCTTGCGGCCGTGGAAAGGATGTTCGACGGCTCCGTGGGCAAAGCCCAGCTTGCCGTTGACCTCGCCTTTCGCGCGCGATGCCCAGGTCATGACGGCGCTGCGATAATTGGCGCTGACGCCGCCGGGGAGCGAGGCCTCGGCGCAGCCAACCAGGCCCAGCGCCATGTGATGATCTCCGCTGCCCATGCCGCCGACGTCAAACAGGCCGCCGATGCGGTCGAGCGTTCGGCGCTGCCAGGCCCAGGCGTAGCCGGAATGGGGATACTCATAAACGCCGCCGGAAAACTTCCAGAATTTTGATTGATTGGCGACGACTGGCGCGCCGGCGTGAAACATGCTGGCAAAGCTGTGGTGCAGCTGAATGTGCTCGTCGTGCGGGCCGAGATCGTAAGCGACGTCCCAGGGCTGGATGACGGGATAGAGGTCGAGCGCGGCGAGCGTTTCGGCCGCCCAGTGCGAACGGCGGAAAGTGATATCGGCGTCGAGGGTGGCGATTTTCTCCGCATTCGGCGGCAGCCGCGCCAGGCCGAGGTTGATCAGACACTCTTTCGACCAGGCGAGCGTGGTGGCGCGCACGCCAAGGTGCTGAATTCGATTTGAAGCGAGATCGGCGAGGGTGAATGCGCGCGAGCCGTAGGCGGCTTCAACCAGCGTAACCGCGACTTCCGGCGCCTCGAGCCATGAGGCGATGGCGCGCCGGGCCAAAATATCGCGGCTGGCCCAGCGCAGCGGATTCGCCACGCAGGCGACGACGTGAAGGGTTTCCATGTGAAAAATCCTCAGCAGGCGAACGGCGGGTCATTGCGAGCGTAGCGAAGCAATCCAGAGCTACGTCACGCGCCCTGGGATTGCTTCGCTACGCTCGCAAATGACGGCGTCTCAGTAGGCAATCTGCGGCGGCGGGACAAAAGGGTAGCCGCGGAAGTTGGCCAGGTTGTTGAAGCGCGACTGGCAGATCGCGGTGGTGTGGCCGCAGCCCTGGTAGACCGAGAATGCGTCGCCGACGGACGGGGGATTGGGCAGCGGATACATCAGGCTCAACGAAGTCCCGACAACCACGCTTTTGACCGTGGCGCGAAGGTTGGCGTTGGCGCCCGAGGTGAACAGAATCGAGCCCGCCTGGTGGGCGGCAAGCGCCGCCGAGGTGTTGATCAGCGTCGTCGTCGAGCCCGAGCCGGCGGTTGCGTTGGCGGCGAAAGTCGAGCGATTGAGGCCGCAGCCGGCGTCGTAGAGCGTGTGCAGACACGTCGCCTGATAGAGGTTGCGCGGCATGTCGTAGTCGAGAATGATGAGGTCGCTGGCGACGGTGATTTGCGCCGCGGTGCGGCCGACATTGTCGACCGTCGACACGCGGCCGGTGAAAAGCATGACGCCGCCGATCACGGCCCCGGCCGGCGCGGTCAAAAACACCCGGTCGCGCTCGACTGTTGCGCCATCAAAAGCGCCGGAGCGGATCGCCTCCAATGCGGGCGCGCCCGAAATCAAGTCGGTGGGGCGCGCGGCGATGGTGATCTGCTGCTTATCGACCTCGAGACCGACCGATTGCTTGAATTTGAGCCCCTGCACCAAGGGGCCGGCGCAGGAAAACGTCGTCCCGTTGTAGGTGACGGGGTAGTCGACGTTGGTCCAGGCGTAGATCGTTCCGGTCGCCAGGGTGAAGGTGAAACACTCGGCGAAGTAGAGCGGGGCGTCGATTTGTCCGCGCACGCTGTTGATGTAGGAGAGGAGGGCGGAAGTGGCGGATTTCATGAGGAGAACCGGCAGTAGGCAGTAGGCGGCAGGCAGTCGGAAGAAAGAATGCGCATGATTACAAACCCCTCGCCTCAACCCTCTTCCGCAAGGGAAGACGGGGTTTTCGCGACTGCCGGGCGCCGACTGCCGATCTTTATTGAGCCCTCAGCGAGCGGAATTTGATGCTGTCGACGCGCCACAGGTTCGACATGAACTGCTCGAAATCCATGACGTCGTCGTCGAAGCGGCAGAGGAAGCCGAAATAGCCGCTCCAGGTCAGCGCGGCGGCATTGGCGGGCGCGGTGGTAAAGGTCACGAGGCCGCCGGGATTGGAGATCGAATAGGCCGACGAGGAAACCAGCGTCCCGTTGGAATAGATTTTTGCCGCACTCGCGGCGATTGAGACATTTCCGGGGAAGTAGAGCGTCGTCGAGCCGGTCACCGGCGCGACGATCGCTTCGGAAAATCCGCCCAGTGTGCGCGCCAGTTGAAAGGCGGTCGTCGAGCCGTCGCCGGTGCCGAAAAGCTGGGCCGCGGCCTGATAGTCGGTGAAATCATAGTAGAGGAACTGTCCGGCCTGCCCGCCGAGTTGTAGAAAAAGCCCGAGCAGCGCCTGTTGGGTCGCTGCGCCAGTGCCGCCGTACACACCGGTCGCGGTGGAATCGAGCGCGTTGATCGGGATTTCGAATTGCCAGATCGGGTTCAAATAGAGCTGATCGCGGACCTCGCGGCCCGAGACGTGCGAGGCGACGAGAGTGCCGAAGGTCGGCTTCTTGTGGGTCGCAAACCCGAGGCCGTTTGGCGCGGGGAAAACAGGCAGCGTCATGGGCGCACCGTTTCCATTTTGACGGTCCCGAGCCTCCACAGCAGCGTCATGAAGTTCTCGAAATCGGCGACGTCTTCGGCGAACCGGCACAGCCACAGGGACGAAAAATCGGCGGAGACGGCAACGCCGGCGGCCGGCGGCGTGAGGAAGGTGAGGATGGGCGCGTAGCCTGAGGACACGCTCCAGCCGGTCGCCTGAAAGAGGCCGTTGAGATAGACCGCCGTCACGGCGGCGCCCTGGACGGGCTCGCTATAGGCGCCGATCGAGCGGACCAAAGAAAAACCGGTCTGAGAGCCGTTGCCGCTTCCCAGCGCCTGCCCGCTCATCACGCCAAAATTCGGCGGCGCAAACCAGAACAGGCCATCGGCGCCGCCGACGTTGTCGTAGAAGCCGGCGATCGCCTGTAGCTCGGCGTGGGAGTCGGCGCGGAGGACGTTGAACGTAAGCTCGAACTCATAGAGCCCATAAGCCCGTTTCTGAGCGCGCAAAGATCGGCCAGAGACATGGTCGGCAAGATCGGTCGACGTTTTCGCGCGCGTAACAACCGGCCAGGCCATTGTTGTGATGGGCGGAAAGTCGGGAAACGCGCCAGGCGTGGGATCCGGCGCCGGCGCAACGGGCGGGGCCAGCGCGCGATAGGGAGACTGCCAATCGCCGAATGGCCAGTCGGCCGCATCGCCCCAGACGCTGGCCAGCAGCGGAAAGGTGGGGAACGGCCGCGCATCCCAGTTCCACACGCAACAGAACGCGAACTGGACCATGGCGACGCCGGCGCCCGACGTCGCGTTGTGCGAGGGCGTGTCGGTAATCCAGTATTGATAGACCGCGTTGAGCGCCAGCCCGGCAATCGTGTCATCGCGCTGAGGGACGAAGCCGCCGCCCGGTTGAGGATTCCAGATCGACCAAAAGGGCGTGCCCGACTCGACTGACGCGGGCGAGTAAAAAACGTTGGGTTGGTTGGTCGCCTTGTCGACGCTGGGAAAACCGTACTCGAGGAATACAATCGGCTTCGATTGCGCAACCCATTCGGTCGCCGGACCTCGCGGGACCCAGCCGCCGGTAGTCTCGTAGACGGCCTGGTGAGAATTGTTCCACCACCAGCGCAGCTGTTTGTTGGCGAGGATCTGCTGGCCCGCGTAGTAGATTTCGCGGGTTTGCGTCGCGCGGTCGCCCTGGGGCTGCGAGACGACGAGGCCGGAGCCGTTGGGATCGAAGGCGGCGCCGCCGTTTACCGCGTCGTTGTAGAACCAGTTGAACTTTTCGCCGCCCTCAATATTGGCCTTGAGGTAGGCCTCGCTGTAGATCGTCGGGGCGCCCGAGAGCCCCAGCCCGACCGAACCGTTCGCCGGCGGCCACGAGGTCGGGGCGGCGATTTGCCACAACTGCGCGTCCAACTGTGAGTCCGCCGTCGTCCAGTCGGAGAGCGGCAGGTAGTTGTCGAAGCTGACGAAGTCGATGTTGGTCGAAGCCCACAACGAATCGAGATGCGGCCATTGGCCGTTGGCTCCCGGGTGCTGAAAGCCCATCCAATCCGACCAGTCGGCGGAATAGGCGATCAGATTTTGCAGCGCCGTCGTGTTCTTGGCTAGGCCCGCGGCGGTGAAAACGCTGCGCACATCGCTGGCAAGTTGGACAAGGCCGGCGACAAAGGGATAATCCCAGATCGCATGGCCGCCGCCGTCAGTCGTTCCCGCAGGAGTCCAGGCCGGACCGCGGATGGTTTCGAGGCCGCGCAGCTCCGAGCCCAGGACGAACAGGTTGACGCCGCCCGCCACCACGCAAAGGTTGGCATAGTGAAGGATCATGCGGCGAAACGTGAAGTCGGTCGCCGAACCGCTATAGGCCACAGTCAGATTGGTAAAGTCGGGTGTAAACTGCGTCGTCGCCGCCGGGCCGAGAAAAGCGCCGACGGCGCTGGTTGCGGCGCTAGAGATGTCGGGCGAAAAGGTTATTTGGCCGCGCCAAGGCTCGCCGGCCGCCGTCATCAGCAGGAAGGGGTAGAAGACGACGCGCAAGCCGCGGGATTTCAGGTCGCGGATGCACCTGACGATCGATTGGTCCGAGGGCGTACCGCCGTAGATGAACGACCCCGCGGAATTGGTGGGGATGGCGATAAGGCCGCCTGATCCTTGGTTGAGGCCTGAGCAGCGCCATTCGTCGGATCCGCCCGCAGACGGCTGAAATATCCCCCCGATGTAGGTTGTCGAGGGATAGACGTGGCACGAGCCGGCGGTGAGGCCGTCGCAAAACCAGGCGCAGACGACGGAAACCGTCGTACATTCGGGGTGGGCGGCCTGAAGCTGGTCGATGGCGATCGAATAGTCTGATATCGCCCCGCCGCCGGCGTAGGTATTGATCGGCCCAAGAGAGCCGCCGAGGCGCTGACCGGAATAGGCGACCGTGTCGTAGGTGAACTCTCCCGTCGAGGGCAGGAGGTGCACGCCGGGCAGCATAGTCGCCGCAGGGGGCGGCCCCGGCGTAAAATTGACGAGCCACGCCCATGTCAGCATGCCGGCGTCCCGTTACTTGAAATATTCGGCGCTGAACGTCGCCCCGCTCGATGCCGCGATGATCCTGAAATTGGCGATCATCTGTGGGCCGACGAGCGTCAGCGACTGAGCTTCGAGCCACATGCCGACGCTGGTTGTCGGCGTCGTCAGCCCGTCGGTGGTGTACCTCAGACAGTTCCCGCCATAGGCCTGAATGACGGCATAGAGCGCGCCGCTCGGGATCGTCAGCGCCGTCGCCGAAATCGGCGACACGCCATATTGGCCCGGGCCCAGGGGCGTCATGGCGGCGGCGACCGTCGACAGCGAGGCAAAACTCGCCTGCTGCCCGACGACCAGGGCCGTCTCCGGCGAGCCGTCGGCGCCGCCGCCGACGTCGACGACGATGATCTGCGACTTGGCGCCTGCGTTGCCCGACTTGGCGACGGTGCGGACGGTGTCGCCGCCGGACCCTGGATTGAGAACGGTGTTGTCGGCCATGCGTCAGCCTGCCGTTACGCGAGTTTCAGGCGCTTCGTGCCGAGCAAAACGCCATGGCGCACGGCTTCGTCGATCGACTTGGCCATATTGGAGGAATTGTCGCGCATCCATTGGCTGACGCTGGCGCCGTCGAGGGCGCTGACGTGGAAATGGGTGGTTGGCGCGACCGTGACGCCGCCGCCGGCGCCAGAGACGCCGCCGCCGTTGGCGAGTATGCCGGGGACGGCGCGGATGGCGTCGGCCTGGCTGGCGGTGGCGACAAGCTCGTTCTGGTGAATCATCGTCAGTTGGTCATGGGGGACGTCCCACATGCCGATATCGGCGCCCGCCACCGCAAAGCCCAGAACGCTCATTTCGGCCGCAACGCCTGCGGCCGGCGCCGCCGGTCCGATAACGGGCGCCATGAAGGCGGCGACGCCCGCGCCGACCTCGCCTGCGAACGCTTTTATGGCGCTGGCGACGCTGACGAGGATGCCGCCGAGGCCTGCCGCCGAGGACGACGCGTCGGCCTCCGCCATGGTCGCATCGCCGGAAACGTGCGCCGCAACGATCGTGTTGCCGAGAACGAGCTGCTTGGCTGCGTTGGTGGTCGCCAAAATGCCCTGCTCGACGAAATATTTGATGGTGTCCTCGGTGAGGTCGGCGAGCACTTTCTTGCCCGCCGTGCGCCAGCTTTCCGTGCCTTTGAGCAGCGGGTCGATTTGCGAGGTGAAGGCGTTGCTGAAGGTCTTGGCGGCGCTGTCCCAGGCCTGTTCGGTCTTTTCCGCCGCCTTGGCTTGCGGGTCGGCCATCGCCTCCGTGATCTTGTCGTTTTCCTCGCGAAGCTTGTGCTGAATCTCGACGATTTTATCCTTCGTCAAGCCCGCAAGCGTCAATTCTTTGGCGTAGAGGGCGTCGATTGCCGCTTCCTCGCTTTTCAGGTTTTTGATGACATCAGCGGCTTTTTGCGCTTCGGTCATCGCCTTGAGCTTGACCAGGACCTCATCGTGCTTGGTCTCGTATTCTGTGGCGCGCTCAAGGTCGGAAATTTGACCTTCGATTCCATGCTCGGTTGCGTCAAGCTCGTCCTTGGCGGCCTTCACGCCCGCCTTGGCGGCCTTGTTATCTCCGGCGATGACCAGATCTATATATTTTTCGTGCGCCTCGTGCTGCAGCTCGAGGCTCAGGCTCTGGTCGGACGCCATTGCCTGCCACACCGCCATCGCATGCTGGCGCACCTGGTCCTGAGACGCCTTGGTCGACGCCTGCCATTCCTTGATTGATTCTTCGGTCTGCTTGACTGCATCGCGGCCGAGGAGACCGTCGCTCGCCTCCTGGTGCAGCTTCTTGAGATGATCCTCGGCGATTTCAAGCGCGCGGTTCAACTGAGAAGCGGCGCCGGCGTCCGGCGAGGCGGCGAGACCGGCCTTCAGGCTGAGAATCTGATCGTTGGCCTTCTTGACCTCGTCGGCGACCTTGTCGACTTGCATTGCCGTGGTCAGGGCTTTGCTCAACTTGTCGGCGTCGAAGCTGGCGTTGAGCAGCGCCGCGCCCATCTTGTCGGCTTCCGCCGCCTGGCGCTCGAATTTGGCGTTGACGTCGTCGACCGCGCTGTCGATGTGCTTTTCCGCCTCGGTCAGGCTCTCGCCGGACAGGCGCGAGCGCTCCAGCGCCGCGGCGTGATCCTGAATTTTTGCGATGGCGAGCTCGTGCGCTTTCGCGGTCGCCGTTATCGCGGGGCTCATCAGGCGCAGAATCAACAGATACGCGTTCGCCTTGTCGCCGGAGGCGACCCAGGCCGCCATGTGCTCTTTGTCTTCTTGGGTCGCGTTGCGGCTCGTCTCGACGTATTTCTTGCCCTCGCTGTCGAGATCGATGAAACGCTTGGCGACCTCCTGCGCGGTTGTCCCCAACTCCTTTTCGCTGGCCGCCAAAGCCTTGATGTCGGCCGCCGCCATCCTTGCAACGATTGCGCCCGCCTCCGGCCCGAGCGGCGCGAACGCTTTGCCGATATCCACCGCCGCCGACTGCGACAGGTCCCCAAGGGTCTGGATTGAAGCGATGAGCGCCTTGCTCTGCTCGGTGGCCATGGTGAAGCCGTTCGCCGCCGCGGCGTTCTGCAGCGAGCGCACCGCCTCGTGGGCGGTGTGGGCCTGATATGCGACGTAGCCGAAGGCGGCGCCGAGCCCCAGCGCCACGGCGGCGAGGCTGGTGAAGCCGACGTTTTCGGCCGCGAGGTGAATGGCGAGGCTGGTAAAGGTGCGGCCGGCGCGCTCGGTCTCGCCGGTGATCAGCTCCAAAATTCCGTGGACCGCGTGGGCGCCCTGGCGCGCCGACATCTCAAGACCGCCAAAGCCTTCTTTGGCCGCGGCGCCGAGACCGGCGAAATGATCCTTGGCCGCGTTCAGTTTTACGGTGGCCGCAAGCAGCTTCTGCCCGAGCTCGGAATCGGCGCTCGCGCCGGCGTCGTTCATGGCGCGCGCGGCCTTGTTCATCTCGCGGGCGAAGCTTTGGATCTGCGCCTTTCCTGCCGCTATCGCCGCGTCCAGGGCGTTGGTATCGCCACCAAATGTCACATAGATATCTGAGGCCATTTGGGCTTACCTGACGCAAACGGAGGGGGCGATGATTCGATTATTGTTGGCGGCGGCGATTCTGGCGCTCGCGGGGAGCGCGCCCAGCGCAGCGAAGGATGAGGCGGCAGCTCACCAGATTGTTTTCGATCTGGCGCTCGCATCCTGGGCAGGCGGCGCATGCTCGGCGGTGATGCAGGTTGATCAAGACGCCGTGCTGCAATGGTCTCGCGTCATTATATCTGACCTGGATAATAACTCCGCCGCCGCGGAGGCGATGGTCAAAGCAACTATCGATGTCGTACCTACCGCCGCTGCCGGCAGCTTGACAGAGCTCGGATGGGCAGAGTTTTGCGCCGGCGTATGGGATGGCTACGGAGACGGCGGCGTGAGGCGTCCGGGCCTTTTGCACAAGACCCCATAGCAGCGCGCCTACTGCCGATTCTTAAAGAAACGGCGGGGGGCGCGGAACCACTTCTCGTTGACCTTGCAGGCCGCGGCGAAGTCGGCGGGGGCGGTCTCGACGGGCGGCTTGTATTTCAAATAGGCGGCGAGCAACCAATGGGTGGGAGGGTTCGCCACCAGCCGCTTGCGCAGGGCTTCAAGGCGCGGGAACGTGAGCTCGTCGACATCCGCCCAAGTCCACGAGTAGTTTGTGGACTCGATGATCTCGGCGTAGAGCGCGTCCCAGTCTATTTTTTTTCGGGCGCATCACCCTCTTGTTTGGCGATGATCTTCATGCCGCAGGCCGAAAGCACCGACGGCAGCGCCGCGACAAGATCGCCGGAACTGAACGTCAGCTCGTAGAACGCCTCTTTGCTCAGGCTGCGGTCGACCTCATGGAGGGCCTCGTAAACGCCGCCCGCCAGAGCGTCGATGGTCCGTTCATCGAGCATCGCGACCGCGCGCGCCGCGTTGGCGTCGCCAAATAACTTGCTGGTTTCCGCGGCGAACAACGGCTGAAGGCGTTTGCCGACACGGAACGGCAGATGGGGGATTTCCCACTTTTTGCCGCCGAGCTCAACCGGGAATGTTTCGTTCATGGTTGCTTACCTTTCACCCCTGCCCCTCTTCCCACGGGAGAGGGGTTCTGCTGCCTGATGCCGACCCTCAGGTCTGATCGCCGAGCGTCAGAATGCCGATGTTGCCGGTTCCGTCGTCGAAGGCTTCCATCGAGAAGCTGGAGAGCTGCCAGTCGCCGAGTTTGGCATCCATGCTGAGCTCGTCGCAGGTCATGCGGTTGACGGTCAGGGTGGCGAACAAGCCGGTCGAGGGGTCGAAGCCGCGGAACACTCCGGAGAATGTGGGTGTCGTTCCCATCGCATTGTTGGTGATGGCGATGCTCTCGCCTGCGGTGGTGGTGTAGAGATAGTTGAGCAGGATTTTGGCGCTGGCGTCGCTCGAGCTGAACGTGTAGACGCCCGTGGTGCTTGGATTGGCGGGCGGCTCGTAGGTCGCGGTCAGGGTCGGCGCGGCGGAAACCAGGGCCAGCGGGGCGCCGCCGGGATTGTAGAAGGCGCCCTCGTCGCCGGCGAACGTCGACTGATTGGTCGGCGAGATGGTGAACGGCGACGAACTTGGTACGGTATGGGCCTCGTCGGCGGCGAGCTGGGTTCCCCCGGTGGCGAGGGAATTGCCGTAAAAAATGTCGTTGAAGAGCTTGCCGGAGAAAACACCGACCTCGGCTTTCAAGGTCAGCTTGCCTTCGCCGCG